CCAGTTTGAGTTACGTTGAACTGACAGGCACAACGTTCAGTTCGAGGACCATACCAGTAGGTGCGGATTCAGAGATAGATGTCGCAACACTGACATTCTCAATGCCCATATGGTTATCACCACCTGTGAAAGTCAAGAAACTGGGTGTCGTACAAAAGATCATAATGAGCATATATGACGACGATGGTGGCATAGCCAAAGGATTGATAGACGGGGAACTGACATCGAGAAGTTACATCACGCCAAACAACTTTGGATTGTTGGTCACGGGCAATCAACTACGATTGTTAGGATCAACGGGTACAAATGTCAAGTCGGGTGGCGATGGATTCCAGACAGGAGCGAACGAGCCCAACAACTATGATCCATTTGAAACATTTGGTCCAGCAGTGAACTGGAAAGTGTTACTGGATCAGTATGGCAAGGTCACGAACGGCACATCACAGATTAGATTGACACAGCCAAACGGAAACGAGATAGTTGGTACCATAGCAACGTCAACGCTGGATGATACGATTCTATTGTACACAATAGACGGAGACACGATACCAAGCAACACGCTGACAGCGGTCAAGAAGATAATTAATCCTGCAACATTTGATCCAGGTACACCCGTCAACGGCGACAGGTACTTGATCATCAATAATGTGGGAGATAGCACGGCCAGTTTCCAAAGCCAAACCTGGGGAACTTTGATAGCCAACGTGGGTGACATCATAGAATACAACTCGTCTCAGAGTAAATGGTTAAAAGTGTTTGACGCTTCCAATCCAGACAGCACACTGCACTACGTTACCAATCTTAACACAGGAATACAGTATAGATTCAATGGAACGGAATGGGTCAAATCCTATGAGGGTGTGTACACACAAGGTAATTGGAGCATAGTGCTGGACGGTGGAGCAGATCCAGGATACAACTCAAGCCTTGACGCCACTACCCCATAGTTGTTATAATATAGCATGAAAGAAAACATAGTCTGTTCGGGTGCCCTGTTCTACGCTACCAGCACCAAACGTTTTCTGTTCCTACAGAGGACTGATCGGAAAACACAAGGCATGTGGGGATTGGTTGGCGGTAAAAGCAAATTCACGGAGAGTGCTTTCGAGGGACTGAAGCGTGAGATAGAGGAAGAGACGGGCAGTCTGCCCAAGTTCAAGAAAGTCATACCCCTGGAGATGTTCACATCAAACGATCAGAAGTTTTTCTTCCACACATATCTCATAGCCATTGACGTAGAATTCATACCTAAATTGAACACGGAACACTCGGGATACTGTTGGACCGCGTTCGAATGTTGGCCGAAAAATCTACACATGGGTCTCAAAAACACACTCAACAATAAAAGTATAAAAGGTAAGTTACAGACTATATTAGATCTTATTGTCTAGCCAGCACTAATTTTTAAAGTGCCAGAACTGTTCCAAAGTTGTCCTGCAACTCCTGGATCGCTTGTTGGTAGATTGGTCATTTTCACAACAGCATTTGAGAAGGTTTTGGCACCTGATATGGTCTGTGTCGTTGACACAAGTACCTGTTCGCTTGTTGCCGCACCTGCCGATGCCCTCAACAAGTTTACTCTGTATGCATTCACAGTTGTACTTGCACCCGAGGTACTAGCGGCACTTACTGTCACAGTTGATCCACTTAAAGCCGCTGAGAATGATAATTGGTCTGATCCTTTGGTAGACACGATAGGTCCTGATGATACAAATGCGTCTGCACCGTCTGACACCACAAATACTTCTGAGATACTTGCCGCACTCTCAGAACTGCTGTTTCCAACTACAACGTATTGAGCACCATTCACACTGTCTGTGGAGAATGTGTCCATTGTGGTAGCACTGCTTGATGTGGTAGTTTGCCCTACTGTTTTTGTGTTTGTACTTGATGCATCTGATTCGGCATCGCCTAAAAGCACCCTGTACATCTTGACCGCTGTGTTTGGTTCATTACCTGATGCCCTTAATCTCACATTGGAACCGCTGATGTCCGCTGTCAAACTTATCAACTCGTTACTTCCTGTGAAGTTGCTGTTGTAAGTTGTGATGAATGCATCTGTGCCGTTGTGTACAACTAAACACTCTATGTTGTGTAATTCTGTCTTGCCAGTGTTGTTTGCACTTATGTAGTATTTTGCACCCCTGTATGTTCCGTGTGCCCAAGTGTCTAAGTTTTCAACAGCACTATCAACATCTGTGTTTATAATAGTCGCAGTGTTTCCTGAGCTTGATGCAGACGTATTGTCTCCTAAACCTATCTTAAAAAACTTGATACTGTTTACTGCCGCTGTACCTGTTCCTTTTAATCTTACAGTGCCTGAATTGATATCTGCAGTGAACGTCAGTTGACCGTTTGTTCCTTGTTGTACTCCGCCACCCGCTGAAACGAAAGCATCAGTGTTATTATGTACTAAACTTATTTGCACGGTTGCAAGTTCGTCATTGATTTCATCTTTCATCACACCAAGATAGAATGCACTGTCAAAAGTACCTGTAGTGAATGTGTCGATGTTGGTTGCAGTGGTTCCTATTGATGTTTGCTCTCCCGTGCTGGTATCACTTGACTCTGATACTGATGCCTGCGTGGCTATATTTGTCCAACCTGTGGGGTCATATCTTTCATACGTGTCCGTTGAAGTATTGTATCTTATCATACCAGTGGCACTACTGCTAGGCCTTGATCCTGATGTACCTTTTGGCAACGTTAAAGCACCGGGCTCTAGTTTCAAGTTGTTATGTGTGATGTATAAATCATCAGTTGTACCACCACTTGCCCTGTAGATGTTGTCTGCCTCCATGGCCAGTCTTGCGAAATATATTTTTGTGTTTGGATTGCAACTTGCCCGCAATCTTGCTTTGCCGCTTGAAACATCTGCTGAGAAAGTTGCTAGTGTGTTGTTAGCAGTAATAACAAAACTTTCAGATATTGTTGCATCTGTTCCGGCGTTGTTAACTGTCATTGTCACCTCGGAGTTTTGGTATTCTGAACCTGACTCCATTGTTATGAAATATCTTGCCGCTTTGTATTTGAACACATCAAATGAGTCAACAGTCTCAACCGATGAGTCTATGTCTCCCTTGATTCCATACAAGAAGTTGTCAAACTCTCCTAGTTTTGTTTTAGATCCAAGATCCTGTCTGTAGAGAATTGCTGTACCTGTTGTGTTACCACCAGATGCAGAAAGCAGTGTGACGGTTGCACTAGAAATTGTTGCACTTATAGTATGCAAAGGTGTACCTCTACTAGATACAAGGGCATAGTCATCATGGAAAACTGTTGTTCCGTCGTGTGTAAGGCTAGTTTCAGATATCTGGTAGTCACCCGACGTGCTATCTTTTATCAGTATAACATACTTGGCACCCCTTATATCTGTCTTTGTGAATTGATCAAGTGTAGTTGCACTAGAGCCAATATTCGTTGAAGTTGTTATAATTTTTGAGTTGGTGTTGGCAACTGTTTCGTGGTGATCACCCAGTGCTATTCTGTAAATTCTTAAGTTGGTGTGTGATGATGTGTTTGTGACCGCTGACAGTTGTACCATGTCACCCGATATTGCAACAGTGAAGTCTGCTATCCTTGTTGAATCTTCATTTACATTGTAGGTAGAAACATAAGGCGTTGAATCATCATGTACCACTGACACTTTGACATGTCCAACGAAACCGTTATCCTGGTCCTCCATGATCACATCATAGATAGCACCTCTGTATTCCGTTATGTCGAACTCGTCTATTACCGCTGTTGTTGTGTCTAACTTGTAGTGGTTGAACTGTTTGACCGCTGTGTTGTTTCCACCGCCTCCACCTGATGATTCTGAGAACGAAAGGTTACCTGATCCGTCAGTGGTCAATACTTGTCCGTTGCTTCCATCTGATGTTGGATAACTTAGTCCGTCTGCAATGAGTGATCCAGTTATCGTTGTGTCACCTGCTACTGTCAGCGAAGTACCGTTCAACAGTTGTAGAGAGTCTGATCTCAATCTCGCAGTTATTACATTTGATCCTGCTTTCTTGTTAGCAAATTCTATTAGTCCATCCTCTGTGCCATCGCTGGCGTCCTGTATCTTACCCGTTATCTTTGCATAAACAATTTCCTGGTCTGCGTCATTCTCACCTTTAAATTTTATCTGTCCCATGTAGTCTGCGTCAGCAGGACTTGAACTATTTCTTTTAAGTGTGATTACTGGACCGGCACTTGAACTATCTTCTGTTGTTGTCACTAATATTGAATCATCTGTTGATGTGTTTGTGATTGTCGCAGAAGTAAGACCGGTGATAGCAGATGCTGTCACTGTTCCGTTTACTTGTAATGCTGTTGAGGGTTCTGAAGTACCAATACCTATACGAGAATTCGTTACATCTAGGTATAAAAGGTTTGTTTCAAATGCCAGGTCTGTACCGTTCCTAGTCAAATTTGACTTTAGTACCGACCCAGATATACGACCTATGGCCATACTAGGGTACTCCTTATAATAATGTTAGTACAGCATATGCCATACACGGCCTCTTTATCATTGCCGGCCGACAACAGTATACGTATTTATACGCCTAAAAAAAAAGGCGATCCGAAGACCGCCTTTAATTCTACTAAAAAGTATGAGTACTTATTAGTGACTTGTTCTTACTGCCGCTAATACTGAACCATTACCACTTGTTGTTTTGCTTGTAAGAGCTCTACCAATCACGTTGAATGCTGTACATTCTGATTTTTGAGCCGCTTTAGCGTAACCTGGTACTGATGCAGATATAAGTCTGTCACCTTTGTTTACTGAACCGATAACTTTTACGTCAACCCTACCTGTCATTGCTACGTATGGGTGTGTGTCGTCGTTACCTGCACCACCGTTCATCATGAAAGCCGCTTGGTCTTTACTAGAAACAACACCAAACACTTCGTCTGATCCTTCTTCGTTTACCTTGCAGATTTCTTCCGCACCACCTAGTGCTACAACTGTTCCTGGAGCCATTGCTTCGTCTGATGCAAATCGCTCCGCAACGTCAGAATACTGAGCCGCTGTTGCTGTACCTGTTAAGTTGGCAACTAGTGTTCCAACTGATACTGTGATACCACCTGATTTGTCAGCCGCTGTTGAAGTTGTTAAACCCATTGCAAATGTATCTGTTGATTCATCCCAAATGATTGCCGCGTTGTTACCTGTTGAACCTCTTTCAATGATAAGTCCAGCGTCATTTGATGATGCTGATATACCTGAGTTAAGTTCAATCAAGTTATCTGCGATTGTTGTGTTTGATGAGTTCACAGTAGTTGTTGTACCGTTTACTGTCAACTGACCTGTTACAACCACGTTACCTGAGAACGTAGATGATGTGTCGTTAATCACTAGTTCTGTGTTACCGTCACATACTACCGTCAATGCACCGTCTGATCCTGAGTCAGTGATCGTCGCACTTGTGTTACCTGTGCTGATTGCTGATGTTGAAATCGCCGCGATCTGATCGTCAACGTATTTCTTGTTTGAGAATTGACCGTCCGCATTTGGTGCCGCCGTCGCTCCTCCTGTGATAGTATTCGCACTTGCTGATATTACTATATCACCAACTGAAATACCATTATGTACTCTGAAGTTTCTTGTTGTCATAGTTCCATATATCCCATATGAGTTAAGTTAATTAAAGTTGAGCCGAAAAAAAAACGCCCCAACAGTAGTATTTACCATTGGGGCGTTTAGAATTATCTTTAGGGTTCTAGTCTTGCTTACTATACTGCCGCTAATGAGTATTGTACTTTACCTGCTGTTACACCACCTGTACTAACCGCTTGTACATTCACTGTGCCGCTGTCGTATACAGCAGTGATTGTTCCCAAGTCAGTTGAACCTGTGTTAGTGATACTAGACACAGTGATGAATGCAGTAGTACCATTGTGTACTACAACACCTTTCATGGCCGCGTATTCAGTGTTAGCAGTGTCCGTCAACTGGATGAATAACTCAGCACTTCTGTAAGAAGCGGCGTTGAAACTCATGATAGTTGTCGCACTTGATGTGAAGTTAGTTGAACTTGTCTCAGATCTAGCAACACCACCAGTAACCAATGAAGTACCGTCAGCACCTGTTATCGCAAAAATCCTTGCCGCACTGTGTGGAGCAGAAGTGAATGTGATGTTAGTACCTGATACTGTGTAGTTCTCAGTTGGTTCTTGGTATACGTTGTCGATGTAAACGAAAACGTTGTTCACATTTTCTGGAGCCGATCCAAAGAAACCTGTGAACGTTGTTGTTGATCCATCACCAGTTGCTGAAACTTTAGAGAAAGTAGGAGCCGATCCCGCAATCGCAAAGTCAACATATGTTGAACCGTCTGTACAACCTTCGTACTTTCCAGTTTGTGTGTTGAATCTGATGATACCTGTAGCACCAGTTGGTCTGGCCGATGTGTTACCTTGCGGTAATTTAACAGCATCTGTTGATCCACCAATGTCCAAGTCATATGCCGGAGTGGCAGTCTTGATACCAACGTGATCCTCAGAACCATCAACGAACAATGCGTGTGCATGTCCATTTGATTCAACCCTGAAGTCAACACTTGCTGAACTGTCGTTGATCGTAACGTTTCCACCGTCTAACTCAACAGCACCTGATGCCGTCAAAGTTGTAACAGTAGCCGCCGCCGCTGTGTTTGATCCTAAGATACCATCTAAGTCTACAGCAGTAATGTTACCTGCTCTCACGTTTGCGTAAGAGTCGATTGTTACGTTACCTGCTGTTGTTCCATCCTCGCCTGATGTTACTGCAAACGCGAATTGGTCTGCTGACTCATCCCAAATAAATGAAACGTTTGCCGCTGATCCCCTGTTCATGAATAACCCTTGGTCAAATGTGTTTGCATCTCCACCTGAGTTATTTTTTGCTAAAGTAATCATCGGATCTTCAATAGTTAATGTAGCACTGTCAACTGTTGTTGTAGTACCGTTAACTGTTAAGTCACCTGTAATTGTAGCCGCACCCGCAACTGTCAATGCTGAACTTACTGCAACAACACCTGATCCATTTGGAGTAAGTGTAATGTTACCGTTCGTAGCAGTTCCAGTTATAGTAGAAGCCGCATGGTTAATTTTCGTTACACCACTCAATGTTTCAGTTGCATCGACTTTAATTCTCTCTGTACCTGCTACGTCGAATCTGATGATGTCTTCATCACTTGACTCTTCAACTTGTACTTTTGTATCTCCGTCGGCGTCTTCGATTGACGCACCTGATGCCAAGTTTTTCCAAGCACCCGCGTAACCTTCAATTGTTGAAAGTGTGCTGTTGTACCTGATCTGACCATTGGCCGCTGAACCCGGTCTCTGAGCTGTTGTTCCTACCGGAACTGTTATTGCGTCTGTAGCCGAGATGTGTAGTGTTGTTGCCGGTGAAGCCGTTCCAATACCTACTCTGCTGTTACTAACGTCTAATGCTAATAAATTTGTTTCAAATGTTAAATCTGTTCCAGACCTTGCTAGGTTGGCAGATAACATCTGTCCTGTTATTCGTCCTATTGCCATTGTTTTATCCCCTTATCGATAATTGATTGTCTTGCAAAACTGTAGGTATTTATTTAAAACAGGCATTATTAGGTGATTAAATACCGTAAGATATGAAAAAGCATCACTTTATCACTGTACTTGGCAAGAATCATATTGCACTATCATTGGATAAATTACACGCATACGGACCGATTATCAGCGTGTGCAATAAGGATCTTGAAAACAAGTATGTTGATTACGTATGGACCAGGGAAGAGAAAGATCTATTATGGTTTCTGCAACAACGACCATCACCTGTGGATTGTGTCACTACACCGGAACTGTATAAGAAGTACGTGTTCTATGATCAAGTACACAGTTTTCCTCCGATATCTCCTCAATTCAATTTAACACTGGATAATAATACAGACGATCAGACGTTGGCTGTATTATCTGCATTAGGCCTAGCAGAAAAAAGAATACTATTAGTGGGATATGACATTTCGGATCTAAGAGTCCTTAAAGATCTAAGGTCTGTGATCATGTTGCATCCAGATATGAAATTTTATTTTCTGTGCAATCCGCCCAAGACCAAACAGTTGGACTACTGTTCAAATGCAGAGTGCGTGTTGTTCAAGGACATGGAGAAACTGAAAGAATGAACATAAATTATATCATTAAAGTGCTTTGGCCACCGCACTGCCAGAACAGGGGTCTTAAGGTACTTGAAGAACGTGCCGACATAGTGAAAGAAATGAACGGTATGAGGAGCAAGATTGAAAATTTCCTAAAGGCGTCCTGCACTGGTGATTTCAAAGTCAGTGACGAATACAACATGAAAGGGTTTAATGTTGCTTTTGAACAGGGACCAGATGTTTATAATTTTATACTCGAACAGGCAACGATCGGATATGAAGTAGAACGTGAGATTGGAAGATACAATATATTCTCAGACAAATACATCAAGCACAGGATATTGTACACTGCAAAAGGTATTATAGTAGGTTAATCAGCAAAACCGTGCATCACGACCACTCTCGCACCAGAGTGTGGAGCCTCAACAGATGACCCGTCAGCACCACCTGTGAATGCCAACACGTTTGTAGATATCGTGTAATTCTGAGTTGGTTCCTGCATCACACCGTCCACGTACACGATGATGTTACGAGCATTGGTAGGCGTTGAGGTCATGGTGAACTGTGTTGACGAACCATCGCCCGTGAACACGTCCTTTGTTATAGATGAGGCCGCGGCCTCTGTACGCAACGAGGTGTAGGTCGATCCGTCAAGACAGACTTCATATTTGCTCGTTGTAGTATTAAAGCGTATGATGCCTTCCTGTCCTGATGGTCTTTCGCCTGTAGTTCCTACCGGAACGACCAGACCCGTCGTCGTGTTAAAATCGAACACTCCCGTTCCCTGTGTGGTGAACGTCATGTCCGCATTGGTCACTGTGTTTCCAATGTTGTTCGTCGTGAACTCTGTGTTACCCGTTGATGTAGATAAATTCTGTAGTCCTTTTGTGCCTGTGTATCTGGCACCAGATATGTAAACTGATTTGCCTGTGAAACTAATTCCGTTTGGAAGATTAGCACCAATGAAGTGCAACACACCCGATTGGTAGTCGAAGAACCATTCGTCGTCGTTACCTGAACCAGTTGCGAACACTTGGTCTCCAGAACCAGCGGCGTTGCCGGCATCTGAGGCAGTGTGTATGTAAACTTTTACTTGATAAGTTGATCCAACTTCTGGCGGAATCCAATCGTTTAATCCTGTCTTCCATGTCCTGTTGGCTGTCGCCGTACCGTCATTAGTAGTCTCGTCTGGTGCTGATGTAGGATAAACTGTGACCACACCTGCACTTGATCCCGGCATTGTTGCTGGAATGCTTGATGCTTGGTTCCAAGTGTTGTCACCCCTTAATAGTAAGGGAGATGCTATGGCTTCATTGGGTGCTTTCTTGGCCGCATTGGTGTCTGTCTTTGTGGCACCATATCCAAGTTTCTTCCAAAGATAATCTACTTTTTTTGCATCAGTTATTGCCATTAGTCAATGCTCAGTGCTGTAACACTGTCTCCTGATTCCAATTTGATTCTAACCAAAATGTTATTGCCAGTGGCATTGGTTGCGTTTTCTGTTCCAAGTGTAAACGTGAATTCCTGTCCACTGTACGTGGTGTTATCCACTACCCTGTCTCCAGAGTTGAATGCACAACCGTTGGATCCGTTACCACCGTTGCCTGTGTCTGATCCGGGAACACCCGAACCACCATAAGTTGTTGAACAATCCAACCATCCGTTTAAACCAGAGGCACTATCTATGGCTGTACCCGGTGCCGCAATGAACATTCCAGAAACCTTACCTGACATTGTAAGATTGAAGTTTGCCATTGTTGTTCTTCTGAAAGCGAACGTGTAGTACTGTGCACCTGACCTTCCTGTGTTAAGGTCTGGTCCTGCAGGCAGGTATCCTGAACTAAGGTCTGTGGTGAAGTGTTTGATCGTTCCAAATCTTGAAATCGCTTCATTGGTCCCCGCCACTGTAACTGCTCCAGACCATGCTGAATCTGTGTAGTAGTTGGCATTAGAAGAATCATATAATGACGGAGTGTCACCTGACAGGGAACCAAAGCCGCTTATCCTCACAGCGTCGTCATCGAAGCCGGCGCCTAGTGAATCTGCTACAGTAATACCACCTGCTTCATTGTCTAATGTTAACAGAGTGTTTGAGTATAACTGAATTTTAGTTGATGTTTCTGAGTAAGAACTTGTACCATTGGCGTTCTTGGCTCTCATTTTGATAGTTTGTATCGAACGTCTTTGTGTGCTTAACAGTGGTACTGTAAGTGCTCCTAGGGTGTATGCTGAACCTACACCTATATCGAGTTTTGGAATGCCGCTGTCTAGCATTGTTGTCGATCCATCTACCTGTGCGTATGTGAAACCTAAGTTACTGATTATGCTTCCTGATGTACTTTCTTGGTTGGTACCTGGATCTATTTCAACTGGATCAGAAGCATCTTGGTATGCTTGTCCTGTGAAGTTGGCCACTGTAGATCCTGCCACTGTCAAACTTGGAGAACCATCATTGTAGTATGGAACACCTGAAATATATCGCAAGTTTCCTGCCGCATTTTGCGAGACTGTTCCTATCGTCGAAGTAGGTGTTGCAGTCACGTCATCTCTGAGTACGTGTACATATCCTGTGTTACCACCCGCACTGCTCTCTAATCTCTGGGCATTCAGTCCAACTGTGTAGTCTGATAGGTTCTGTGTGATTTTGGCATCTGCGACAAGGTATAATCTCTGTGGATATGCACCATTTACTTGATCATAGTCCTTGTGGTCTGATGTAATCAATTTAGTGAATGTTCCGTTGTTGGCTCCACCCTCCGATGTCGTGAATGTCCTCGCACCGCTGGCGCTGGCGTTGATCGATGCTGTCACTGTTTGGTTTACTGTTGAACCTGTGCCGTTGGAATCATTAACTAAGAAACCGTCCATGACTGCAGTGTCGATTGTAGTTGTAGAAGTGTATCTCCTAGCAGTGGTTGATTCCAATGATGTTCCTGCCGCGAGTGTACTTGCTGAACTGGTGTTGTCAGTGAAACCAGCACATAAATGTGGATTGGTTCCTTGTGCTGAATCTGATAATGTCAAAGTCTTAGAACTCAGGCCTGATGGTGCACTTGGTGTGGATTTCATCACAAATGTGATGGTTTCTTCGTCGTCTTGGAAGAACGTGTCTGGCGTTCCTGACGCCCTGAATCTGAAGTTGATGTTACCTACTGACGTGCCCGAGTAGTCTTTGTCAATGGTTGCACCTATGGTACCTGCCGTTGACCCATCTTCGCCAACAGTAACTATAGAACTGGAATCATCAAAAAAATCATACTCGTAGTTGTTGGCATTCTGTGAAGTGTTGGTGAATCTTGCTATGGCCCTGTCTGTGCCGTCGAGATCAACCACGTCATACAATGATAGACTGTTGTCGCCTGAACCTGTGTTAACTGTCACGGCCGTGCCGGCTATGTTGGCTCTCACATCGGGTTCTACTATGATGTTCATGTTCTTGACGAAAGTTGAGTTATCGTGACCGTTTGCTAAGGTCAACGAGGTAGTGAACGTTGATGTAACACCATTGGTTTGGTTGCTTGAGGTAAGATTGAATGTGTTCGCTATTGTGTTGCCAGTGTCACCAGAGCCGCCTGATCCGATGTTGACCACAGTTGCACTCGCACCCTCACCAAAGTTCCAACTGTATGTCTGTGTTGCTGAGAAACTGCTGTTAGCACCAGGATTTGTCGCTGTGTTGTTGGTGAATGTCACAGGGAAACCTGATGTTGATTCTTCGTTGATACCCCTGATTGTTGAATCTGCTGTAGAGTATAAAGGTGTGTGTTCAGAGTATACTTCAAAGTTACTGGTTGCTGATTTTGGAATCACACTTGGGTTGGCAGTTGAGTGTGTCAGCAATCTTAGACGTATTGCATATTTGGTATCACCTGTACCTGTACCTGCTACGGTTGATCCGTCGTCGCCTGCTGAGTTTGTGTAAGTGTGTGCAAGACGTGATCCGCCATTGGCACTCGACCCACCTGCTACACCGTCACCGCTTATTGCGTTTTCTGTTCCGTCACCCCAGTCCACATCGTATGTCACAGTGGCACCTGACGTGTTTGTACAGTTGTTCTGTAGGTAAACTGTATCACCCGTATCTGCTGTTGTGATCGGTGAACCACCGGATGAGGCCGCGTACATGGCGAAAGTCAATACAGGCTCTGCTGTTGATGCCACTATGTAATTTGATCTAGTCGACGTCGCAAAACTTCCTGCTGAGTCAGTGGTGCCAGCGTCATTTTCAAACGCTTTAACTGTAACAGAGTACGTTCCACCTGATGAATATGTATGGCTTGGTGTTGAATCTGATGTTCCTGTTGTCGTGTCACCGTCTCCCCAAGTGATGGTGTATCTTGTGTTGGCACCTGCGGTTGGTGTGTTAGTAATTGTCAGTGTTACTGTGTCGCCGGCACTGATGGCAGTGGCATCTGCAACGAATGATGTCGACTTGATGTACGTTCCTGCCTGGACGTTGCCCAACACCTCGTTGAGTTCGTCTATCGCATTGGTTACCTTTGTGCTTGTAGTAAGTCCTAAATATGCACCATCACTGAATGATGAATCTGTTGGGTTATCTAAATTTATAGAGATACCTGTTACGCCGCCACCACCTGATACTGTCGCTACCTGATCGTCCACATACTTCTTGGTTGATGCGTCAGAATCTGCGGCCGGTTCACCGATCTGTATCTTGGATAAAGTTAAATTCGAATAGTCTGTTACCGTGGAACCGTCCTGTGTGGTTGTTCCAAATCTGAACTTGTCTACAGTCTCGTCCCAGATGAATAATGCATTGTTTTCTGCTGTCCTGTTGATCATTATACCAGCGTCAGTGGCACTAGATGCATTTTCATTTATGGTTATGATGTTGTCTTCTACTACTAAATTTTGTGAGTCTACAGTTGTTGTAGTTCCTTGTACTGTTAGGTCTCCCGTGATAATTTGATTACCCGTTACCCTTGTGTTACCGTTGACATCCAGGGCAAAATTGCCCGGAGAATCTGTTTTGACACCGATTCTTCCGTTTGCCACATCCACGTACAGTAGATTCGTATTGAATGCAAGATCACTCGAACGGATAAGGTTCGATTCTAATATATCACCACTTATTCTATTAATTGCCATAATACTACTTTCATATTTACCAAATAAACACAACGACAGTGATCAACCATAAATATTCATTATATGACACTATTACCCATAAACAAAATTGAGAGAGTAGCCGAGAAACGTGTTGACGTCAGACAAGTGGATGTGTATGAAAACAGCATCAGCGGAGATGCCATACACGGTGGCAGAATTACAGATTTCAACAGCACAGGCATCAAGGATCAGGCAGAATCCGTACAGATTACTGTTAACAATGACAAGATAGAAATTAAAAATGACCTAGAAGTCAAGGGCACGGTCACAGTTGAGAATCTAAAGTATGTCGAAGCACAGGTGCCAAAACTTAATGTCACAGAGGCCGTAATGATAGATCATAATGAAGTAATTTGGAAGGACACATTAGGTAAAAGTGTCAAGACAAGTTCACTTACACAACTGGGCATCTTAAAGAACTTGCAAGTGGACAAGACACTGTTTGCATCACAGAACAGAGTTGGGATCAATACAGAGGCACCGTCAGCAGAGTTCTCCGTCAATGTTGATGGTTACGAAGTAATCACTACTATGCACGAGAAAAATGCCTATGTTGGCACACATTCTCCAGCGGCGTTTGCCATAGGAACTGACAACACAGCAAGGATAACTTGCAAGTCCACTGGCGACATAGTGTTGGGTAATGAAAATGATTCCTCTACCAATGTCAGAGTGGCAGGGAGATTAGGAATAGGAGCAAAAAATCCACAAGAAAGCCTTCACGTGGTGGGGAACATCAAGTTTGCTGAAAGAACTTTCTCATCGGGATCACAGGCGCCCACTAAAGAAAGATGGGATACAGGATCCATAGTATGGAATGATCAACCAGAGATGAACAAGCCAATTGGTTGGGTCTGTATCAAGGGTGGAACACCTGGCAGTTGGAGACCATTCGGTCAAATTAATTAAAAATTAGTAAAATTATTCGCCTAGTTTGTGTAGGTTTTGTATGACTGCGATGATGTGTCCGCTGTCTACACCGTTGTTCACAGGAGGTGCTGATCCAAATGTGATCGCTCCGCCCGAGTAAGTGTAGTGTGTGCCTGGCACTTGGTAAACTCCACCTATGAATATCTGTAGATCAGTTGCGTCAGTGGGTTCGACTGTCAAGTTGGCCGCTGTTGATCCGTCGAGTGTGTTACCTGATCCATTTCCAAACACAGTTGTTGAACCGTCTCCTTGGAATGTGTCCACGGTCAGTGTTTTCTCTCCAGATGCATCAGAGATGTTGTACCATTGTGCACCATTATAAACTTGGTATGTTGAAGTTGTTGTGTTGTAAATCAATTGTCCGTTTTTTCCCGAAGGCCTGCCAGCAGTTTCGATCTGCGGTATTTCTACGGCC